ATGCGGAACATTGTTGCAGCAAAACCAACTTCAATTGGGCCATCTGTAATCGCACCAGGCTGTTGAATTGTTATCTTTCCAATATCTGCATAACTTGATGTCACAACACCAGATGTGTTGATGTCAATATCGTTTGTAACACTCGCTGCAAGACCAGCAAGAACAGATGTTGATGCAATACCAGCGTTTGTGGAATACCCAGCAGTGCTGGCAAAAGAAACAAAACTTACAAGATTAGTACCGTCGCCGAACTTATCGTATATCTCGTTAAAATTATCATTAATCTTAATAGTCCCTGCCAATAGGGTATCGCCCGTCCCATCATTCGGAGCAGAACCAGTACTAATCCCTTGTTTAGCCATTACTTAAAAAACGTTTTCTTTTTATTTATAGTTAATATGGAGGGTTATCATCAAGAGTCACAGAAGTATCTGAAACTTTGATAACCGTAGAGTTTGATCTATTAGTGTCATAGAAGAAATCATTATCAACAGTATTTTCAATTTCTGCTGTTCTTGCATTAACAAATGTAGCATCTCCTATTTGTTGAACCTTAACAAGTTCATCCTCTAATTTAATAATATCACCTTTAGCAAGTGATCCGATTCCAGCACTAATAGTTATAGTTTCTGTGCTGACACCAACAGTTTCAGATACTGTTACTTCTAGTCTCTTATTTGTTAGTGGAGTTTGAATTATGTTATCCACCATAATCAAAGCCTGTTTGTTAGGCTCAGTGACTGATAATATATGTGTACCAGTTCCTAGTGAAGTAAAATCAAATGGTAGTGATGTGGAGAATCCAGCAAGTCTGAACTTCAAATCATCTACCTTCTGAACAAACATTAAATCAGGCATCTTGTCTGCCCCACATTCTACAGGTGACAATGTTATATTATCGCCTGGAGTTGCTCCACCAATATATGTCCCTGCAATAGAGATTGTATTAGTAGTTGCGTATCCAGTTCCACCAGTAACAACACTTACACCAGAGATGTCTAAGTTGCCATCTCTAGTTACGTTGAATGTTGCTCCCGATCCACCACCATCATTAGTCGAAGGAATATTAGTATAAGTTGTTTCTATTCCAACTCTTGATCCTGTTGTCTTAGTTACAGGGAATGTCAAGTTGTTTGCTGGTGTGGCACCACCAAGATATGTACCAGCAATACTTACGTTATCACCTACAATGTAATCTCTACCACCGTTGATTAGAGTGACAGCCGTAGATATACATTGACCAGTGGTTTGATCAAAGTCAAACTTAACTTGGAAGATAGAACCACTACCACTTCCTCCTGTGCCAGGAACACCTCCATCTGCGTTGCCAAATCCATATATTCTGAATAGAGCGCCTGGAGGATTTTCTGTTACGGCAGTTCCTGTTACGGGGCCTGGAATTTGAACATTATATCCATTCTCATACATTGCACTTCCACCAATACCAGATGTCACAACAGACATAACAATGTCCTTTGGCCCTGTAGTATGAGATGTAGTTGCAATACTTATTCTATCACCACCTTGAGTATTTAATCTAACTGGTTGTCCAGTTTGGAAATCGTGGTTTTGTATCTGTATGACGTTAAGTAAAAGATCTACGTCGGTAAACACTCCAGCAGCTTCAAATGATTTTTTGAATACTGGTTTTCCACCAGTAGAAAGTTGGAACTGTTTACTACCAACTAGAGTTCCTGTTCTATCATGTTTGCCATTGAAACCAGAAGAGATATCATCCAAATTCAAGACTTTGTTAGTCTTGTTCATAATGAAACTCTTAATTGGTCTGCCTTCTGGGAAGAATATTCTCTGTACAGAACCATCATCTAAAGCATCATCTTCAGTAACTATAGCAAAGTTATCTCTCTTACCCATGTACATATCACTATCAATATTCAATATCAAGTCAACTTTAGTGTCAACTGGTCTAACCTTCATAGTAGGAGGATAGGGATATATGATAGGATGAGCATCGGTTGTATGTGCAGCACCAACCATTCTTACCTGTGATCCATCAGGTCTTGTATGAACATGGAATGGGCCATCATATAGCTCACCATCTACATAACCAAGTATATTTGGTGGTAATTTTGATGAATCGACATTATCTTTAGGATTGCTCTCTATAATAAGATCTGAGAACTCTAAGAATCCAGATGGATGAACGATAGATTTAACTGATTCTTTCCATGTATCATATGGCAATTTACTCTTGATTGAATAAGAGAACTTCTGGAAGTAATAGTTATCGGATAATCTTTGACTGAAATCATTAAGAATACCAATGTTCATATCATTCTTAGAGACCTTATCTCTAGTAACACCAAGAGTGGTATCAATACTGAATTTGTTTACATCTCTTACCTCTCCTTTTAGTTTTGATACTTCACCAAATAAGACATCACCAGATGCCAAAGTTCCTAGAGTATCTCTAAGTCTTAGTTGACCAATGTTAACATTCCAACCATTCTCTGCTACAAATCCTTCAAATCTTGCAGAGGTTACTTTTTCTCCAGATAAGAATTTAGCATCTTCAATAATAGTCATATTGAACTTCGCCATATCGTTGAAGTTTACAATAGACCCTAATGTAAAGTCATCGTCATATGTTCCGAGTGTTACTGTTGAAATGCCAGGTGCATTTGCCATATCAAACTGAACAGTTGCATTTGATGTATTAACACCTGTAACTGTGTAGAATGAGAAATCGTAATCAGCAGAGTTGAAGTTTGCATCTCCATTAAGCACTGAATCGGGTTTCAATCTACAACCTTCAACAAATACCTTATCTCCTACAGCAAAAGGCAACTTAGTTTCGGTAGATGCGAATCCAGTTGTCACTGGTATATTGAATTGTGCGTCTAATAACAACTCAGCAGTAACAGTAGTGCCACTGTGACTTATAGCATCTATATCATAACCATTTGAGTTATTAGTTGTAATGATACTGAGTGGTTCTTTAAATTCAAAGGCATTCTTGATTATTTCTACTCTATCAACAGATCCACCTACCACATGTGCTGCAATCTGCACATTACTATTTCCTCTAACTGAAAGCGTGGGTGCTTGATTATATCTTCTTCCTCCATCGATTACTTGGATTTCATTCATCCTAGCAATACCACTTACTTCAACAATGGCGGGAACACTGAGGAATGGAATTAAAGTAGGATCAGTTGGATAGTCAAATCCATCTTTTATTCTTTCAATGAGGTCAATCTTGCCAATATCTGGAGAAGATACTTTTACAATCGCATCTCTACCTTGTGTACTCGCAAAACCAATAACTCTTGGTAATATGGTATATCCTCTGCCTGGGAAATTTATCTTAGTATTAAAGATAGGCCCTCTAGCAGTTGGAGAGGTTGTACTGTATGTGATTGTACTTACACCAGTTCTAGAAACAAATTTTTGAGATTCTAATGGTTTTTGCTTTAAGTTGAAACTAAAGTTAGTATCATCAGTCTTGATGATGACATGTTCGTTTCTAATTACAGTATTATTGAATGTAATATTGTTTCTACCAGTTACATCAGTGTCAGACGATCCAAATGTCTTTCTGGCATCTGAAGGGACTACAGGTGTAAGATTGTAGAAGGTTTTTCTTGGCCAATCAGTATCTGTCTTAATAGTAACCGTAGCATCAACGTTTCCAGAGATTCCAGATCTAGTAATATTGAATCCTGTTGCTTCTGTACCACTAACGTCTAGTTTATTGTTAAAATTGACATCCTCGAAGAAGTCTAATCTCATATCAAGCAAACTTTGATCAGAAACATCAAATGTGACAGTGTTACCAGTGGTGAAGGTAAGTGCTGGATTTATCTTAGCGAGGAAACTTAGATTATTAGCACTTGACGTTGTTACTGTTGATATGGAGATTGGATTAGAGTCAAATACATCAGATTTGTACTTACATAGTTTTATAAAGTCAGTATTCTCTCTAAGAACAAAATATGTCTCGTTATTGATCAAGCCATCAATAGTATTTCCATTATCATAGAAAACAACCTTATCGCCGCTCTGTAAATCCTCATCATTGATGTTTATTTCAGTTAGATCAGCAGAAAAACTTGTATATGTGAATCCTACTCGTTTTGTAGTTACTTTAGCAAGAACTGGGTCATATCTGATGATCGTAGATTCAGTATCTTTAGGTAAAGCGTCTATTCTTATTATATCTCCAGTTTCTAATCCATGATCAGATGCAACTCCTACCTTTCCAAAGAATTTTTCAACTTTAGAATTTACTTTCTCAAAAGTAGTCGCAAGAGAATGTGCAAACCCAGAATTGGATGCAACATTGTAGAACCATACAGCATCACCAGTGGTGGGGAACCCTAGAGTTGCTATACCGATATAATCTTGTTCAAAGTTAATCGCATAGACATCTCCATCAGGTAAAACTTCAGTTCCAACACCAGATGTTGCACCAGCAGCGACTTTTGCCCAAACAAGAGATGTCCCACCAATACCCATGTTGTAAACAAGTTTTTGACCAGTGAAGAACTTATGATCTTTGATGAAAATTCTTTGTTGTGGTACAAATCGGTTTTCTACAGTTTGTATGGTGCTCAAACCTGTAAGTGGCAACGTATAATGAGTTCCTGTAGAACCAACACCAACTGTTTGTTGTGGATTGAAGTAAGTGATATAATTTTCAAATGTAAATCTAGTTACAGTTGAATTGCCAACAGGGAAAGAGAATTTATTTGGTTTCAATACAACATTGTCGGTTCCAGCTGCATGAGTCATAGCAGCACCAACAAAATTCTCTCTATTTACAAATAATCTAGAGAACTGTTCGTCTACTCCAGTAACAATGAATTTTTCAGTTCCAATACCTATTGTATCACTAGGAGCAAACCCAGTTGTATCAGTAACAAAGATTGAGGTACTTACACCTGTGTTAGTTACATTATCTAAGAATGTTGCTAAACCTACGGATCTGCTTACAACAGAAACTTTTTTTGTACCATTAAACTCAGTAAACTGAGATGTGTTTATACCACTTATTAGTACAGTTTCACCATCAATAATATCATGTGGTTCTGTTGTAACACCTATGATTTCTTTTTTGTTTAATCTAAGTGTAGTATTAACAAATGTTGAAACACCTATTTCTACAGTATCAACTTGCTTTCCTAAGATTTCATTTACAACAATATTTGTGCCTGATCCATTAGTTCCAGTATTATCCAAAGATAGAGTGTCATCTATCTTATAATCATTACCTCTAGCAAATATAGTAACAGATGTAATACCAGCACTTCTAGTTTTTGTAATTTCAAACTCTTGTTTTAGTGCATCTCTAACATCATCTATAAGCTCATAATTAGAATTACCAAACGTTAGATAATATGGCGATATGTTTCTAGTAAGATTTCTAGAGATAATATCGATATCTTGGTTGAAGAAAGTTACAAAGTTTTCTTCTATTGGAGTATCTTTAAATTTGTTTCCAAGTAGATATGGGTATTTTGGTTTAGCAACACCACTGGAATCTATATCAACACTATAGAAGTAAGCATATGTTCCATCAGGGAACTGTGGAGTCACACAATACCTACCACCGAACTCGTCTAGGTCGCCAGAGTTGTCAAAGATGTAATCATTAACAAAGTATCCAAATGCAAAGCCAGGTGGTCTTAGACCCGATAATATCGCAGTATTAAGAATATACCCTGACTGCAATCTTCTGACAGCACCTCCGTCTGGATTTTGATAACCATATGGGCCATAGATTGGATTACCATCATAAGCAAATCCCAATATTGGAGAGTGGAAAGCATTTGGTGTTTCTAAGTTACCAGAATCAATGTTGTCTCCAAGTTGATATCTCAACTTTTGTGGAGGATACATTCCTATTGTTTGTAATTGATATTCTGGGTTTGTGCTTGGTTTTGTTAATACAGAATCTTCTACGTTAATAATATTTTCGTTTTTCTGAACTTGGTTTATTTTCCACTCTTTTACGTTGGCAATAAACTTGGCAGATCTACCTCTGTTTCTTAGATCCAGAGTTGTATCACTACTTGCATATCCAACACCACCATCAAGGATCTGAACACCTGTTATTCTATTGTTGGTAATAATTGGTCTTATATCAGCAAAGCTTCCTGTAGGACTGAATATGTTGATGTCAGAGTCTTCTCTGTAACCTTGACCAGAAGCAAGAATTTGAACGTCTACAATAGATCCACCAACAATAATTGGTTTTAGTAAAGCTTGGAATACAATAGTTGATATGCCAACATTAGGTCTTCTATGGAAGTCCATGATGTTAGTACAGCCATATCCAATACCACCTTCCTCAAGATATACGTTGTCAACTGATCCTAGAACTAGTGGGTCTATTTCTGGTTGTATTACCGTTGTGCTACCAATGGCAGATAAACTCTCAATCTTTACCACTATAGGTGGGTACTTTATAGTATGTTTACCACTACCCAAACCACGAATTACAACGGTTTTATTTTTGTTATAATTCGTAAGATTTCT